TAATTCTAATTCCTTCATATCCCATCTTAATTGGCATTAAATGCATAGGATAATTTATGTCCTTAAAATATAATTGAGAATAATAAATAATCTTTTCTTTAAAATATTTTCCATATTTTTTTTGCCAATGAGGGGTTATCGCAAAATCTATTTCGACAAATCTTTTCCAAAGTTCCTTTCCATCCTCTGTTATTACTTCAGGAATATTTTTTCCTGTCGATTTTTGGTTTGATAAATCTTCATTAAATTCCTTAATAATATTTTCACAAATATCTAAATCTAATGTATCGTCATAAACTTTAATATAATCTTTTATATTTCTCATACAATCACCTCCGAAAAATCCCTTCTTTCTTTTAAGATTCTTTGTCCAATACCGCTCTGATCCATGATAGGAATATCATCAGAAGTTATATCTTCTTGAGCAGATTGGTCCACATCATACAGTCTCATTTTTGTCCTATCTACTCCAACCACAAACCTTCGATGAATAGTAGGGTCATTATATCTATTCTTTAATTGTTTCACCATAATTTGATTTAATGATTCTAACTCTTCACTAGTAATCAACGCAAGAAATAGATCGGCCGTTGCAGGAAGTCCAAAAGACTCGGCCGTGTTCTCCATTCCAATATCAGAATTACCAAAACCTTCGCGATTAACTTGAGTTGCCGTCAATAATGGAACGGATTGCTCAACAGCAAACCCACGCAACTCTTCGGCAATACTTTTTATATAGGTATATGAATTAATACTTCCGCCAGGCTTCATTCTTGATGATGTGCAAATATTAATGTAATCTACAATTATAATATCGGCCTCAAAAGATTTCTTCATAGCCAATTCATTTATAAGATGTCTAAAATGCCCGACCCCTGCCTGGGCTGTAGGGTATTCTTTAATGATTAATTTACCAGTAGTCTTATTTCGTATCCTCTCGACCTTCTTGTCGTATATGCTTTTGGGTAGTTCTGATAAATCTTTCAATGGTGTATTTAAAAGATTGGCATCGATGCGTTCTGAGATTCTTTCTTCTGCCATTTCGAGTGTGATATAAAGAACATTCTTTCCCTGCGTCAAATACCATGACGCAAGATGACACAGCACTAGAGTCTTCCCCGTTCCCGGGCCGCCCATAAAAACATTGAGAGTTTTATTCAATAAACCGCCATCAGTTATCTTATTAAAAAAATCTAAATCAAATTTAAAGTGCTGTTCTTTTTTGTGATAGAAATTAAATCTCTCTTCACTATCCTCCAGATAGTCATGCCCTACATGGGCATCGAATGAGACAGCCAAGGCATCGCTCAATAATTTTGGAATAGCTCCCTTTTCTTTATCCTTTGAATTGTCATCTAATATCTGAATAGATTCCAAAACTGCATTATATACAGCCCTCTCTTGACAAAATTTTTCAGTTTCATCGTTTAGCCATTTTTGATTAACTTCAGTATCTGGAGTATCTAAAATATCTAATATGGAACTAACATCAGATTCATTTAATTGAGTGTCTTTGTTTATATCAATTGATAGAGTTTCTGGTGTCGGAAGGGAATTATAGGTTTGAAAAAAATCAAAAATATGTTCAAATAGAAATCGTTCCGACCTTTCGGAAAAATAATCACCCTTTAAAAAAGGGATCACTTGTCGGGTATATTGTTCGTCTTGCAACAGATTTTTCAGTATCGTTGTCTCTATTCTCGACATCTTCATCCTTCACATAAACAGTTTCTTTTTTATTTTTTTCGACCCATTTATTCATAATATCTATTAAAATATTAGCCAACAAATCAAAAAATTCTTTTTCCTTCTCAGAAGGATAAGTTACTCCTTTAATATGTTCTGGTATTTTAATAATATCATATTCAAAATTAATACTTCTACTGCTATCTGGATTATCCCTTTTTCCTATTTTTGCCCTACCGTATCGATATATCAATCCAGCAAATTCTCCTCGCAATAATTTAACACACCTATACTCGGCCGTTGAGTCGTCAGGATGATCGACAAATTCATAATTTTTTGATATATCCAAAAAACTTCCATCTATATTTAAATTAAAATCAACTATCTCCTCCGAGGTCTTCTCTTCCGTCATTTTCTATCTCACTCCCATATGCAAATTCTTTTTGGCAAATGGCGTCCAATTGATCCAAAACTTCCTTTGTAAAATACTTTTCCGGATCTTTTTAGATGGCCTTCGCGAACACCTTTGTTCCGTCGGGCACTTCAATTCTTGTAGACACCTTTTTAAATATTCCATGATCGACCGCAAGGTCAATCAACCCATAATATCTATTTAGACCGGTATCATAACGAAGCAAAACATCCACCATTTTGTTTTCTTTGGTCAAACGCGATTTATGATTCTTGCAATGAATCACATGGCCAACAACTTCGGTGCCATCCTTCTCCTTCTTGCGCGAGAGGTAAACAATATAGTCGGCCGCATATTTCAGTCCTGCGCCGCCGCCCATTTCCTTCTGTGGAAACATTGAACCAATAACATCGTAGGTATGATTGGTCACGACCATAGGAACCTTTGCCTGACCTAGCTTTAAAGTAAGAACCCGAAACGCAGCCTTGAGAATCGCGGCCCGAGTCATATCCTTTGTCTCTTTGCCTTCGGTACTATCTTCCATTTCCTTTGTGGTCGAAAGCATACCAAGACTATCAAGACACAACAGCAAAGGGCGCCTATCTTCTTCCTTATCTTCCATATACTTTTCTAAAACCACTAGAGCTTGATGGCGAAATCGTTGAACCGTAGCCACCGGAACAATTACCAATCTATCAATATCAATGCCTCGTTCTATGAGCATCTTCTTTGTGATGGCCGACTCACTTTCAAAATAAATCACTCCGCCTGTCGGATTGTCCTTTAAAAATTGGCTCACTACACCCATTGCGAAATAGGTTTTGCCTGTAGAAGATTCTCCAGCCAATGCAGTAATCTTATTACCAGGAAGCCCCTTGTAAATAGATCCCGAAAGCAGAGCATTTAAAATATACGAACCAGTATCAATATACCTATCGACATCAGCATAGGTGTCAACAAATTCATTATTCTTTGAAAGCTCAAACGCCAATGACCGAATATCACTTGCCATTTTTTCCATTCTAATATACCTCCTTCACCTTATCACAAATTCCCAACTTCAATGCTTCCTTTGCAGTCAACCATCGGTCTTCTGGAGGCAACAAATATTCCCGAATCTTTTTAATAGAAAGACCTGTACACTTCTTATAATGATTAATCATCATGTCAGTTGTAATGTCGTATCCCTTTTGGGCCGCAAACAATTCATGCTCTTTGCCCCATGCTCCCCAAGAAAACTGGTGTGAAAGAATGGCAGTATTTGGAGTAAGTATCCTCTTACCTTTTGTGCCAGACATAAAAATCAAAAGGCCTGCGCTCGACACCTCACCTAAACCAATAGTAGAAATATCACAAGTGGCCCCCTTCATTGTATCAATCAATGCAAATGCATCACTTAAATTTCCCCCAGGAGAATTAATAATCAATTTCATTTCTGCCCAAGGATCGTCTAAAAGATCATTCTTGATAATCCATTCAATGGCCGGTCTACATGAATCAGAATCAATACCTGCCATCAAAAGATATATTCCTGATTTTTCCATAGAAACATCTTCGGTTACTGTCGGATCTGCCATATATTATCACCTCACTAATTAAAAAAACTTTCTAATGTATGAACCTTTTCGGTATTCCAACCTATCTTCTCTAAAATAATTCCTAACGGATCGACAAAGGCTTTCTGAAACTGCTTATCATGGTCAATAAACTTATCTAATCCAAACTCTTCTGGTAGAGTATCACCAACAGAGATAACTGTTTCATGCACCGTATTAGGCTCTTTCAAATACGCAAACTTAATCTTATCTCCATCTCGTATTAACGAATGCCTTCTGCTAATCTTATGGTCTTTAATCAACTTATTATATATCAACGCTCCTTTAACATGAATAGGAGTTCCCTTTACATATAAATCTTTTGTTCCTTTATACTTTGCCAGACCATTTATTCCTCTAGGGAATGCAACATCTTCCATAGGAAGAGAATTAAACTCTTTTCTAAATTCCTCAATGAACTGAATAATATCATCTTCCTTTCCGTTCATCATTATCTTCATGGCTTCTTTAATCTTATCTCGGCATACACTAGGGGTACTAGACTTAACCGCTTCAATTCCCATCATCTTAATCTTTGGTTCTGTATATCGCACACCCTCGCTATCATGAACATTTAGAATATATCTTTTCTTGGCAGTCCAGACTCCCTTGTCTGCAATCACTTCCCGCTTCATGAACATCTTCTGGTCATATGCATTTAGATAATCAGCCAACTCTTGATAACACTTGTCGATAAACGGCTCTATCTTTTCATAACTTACTTTGTCAAGAAAATTAACTACCTTTTCTTTTGAAACATCTTCTGGAAAAACTGAATCGACGAGTTTTTCCAATGTGACATAAACACTATCAGTATCGCTCGCCACGACATAATCTTCGCCCTCCGTGTTTAGGAGTTTGTTTAAATATTCATTTAGTTTAGTTTCAATCCAACGAATCGACAACTGCCCAGCCTTTGTAATAGCCTCGGCCTGTCGAGTATCATAGAAACGAAAATATTGATTTCCGAGTGCGCCATAAGCTGCATTCAACTGGACCTTTCTGGCCAACTGAACATTACTATATTGTGCAATCTCGTTAGTATACTTTTTATATAAATGTTGCTTTCCTTCTGCAACTGTATTGGCCCTACTAACTCCTTCCAGCTTCTTCTGCGATTCAATCATAAGCCGCTTGTATTCTTTGCGCTCAGTATATAATTTCTCCATCATCTCTGGAAGAAACCCCTGCCTATCTGTTCGGAAGAATTGATAATTGGGAGTGACTGTAAGATTATGTTCTTTAAGTATGCTGGTATCAAAAATCTTATCAAGTATATTATCAACTGACGCAATAGTCTTACCTGCTCCAAGATTAAAACTATCAACCACTTCTTTCGGGGCATTTTCTCTAGGCACCAAATTCTCAGGTGAGATAGAATACTGCATACATAGATGCGGATACAAGGAATTTAAATCAAAAGAAACAATCCACTTGTGCATCCCAAGAAGAGGATCTTTTACATACGCGCCTGCGTACTGATCCACCTTACTTGAATTGTCCTTTGGGGGAAT